ATGGACATATTCTCCAATGCCGAGCGAAATACGATGGGGGCGCTTGTAGTCGATGTCATTTGCACTGAGGCTGGAACGCTGCCGGAAGAAATTGAGCCTCATGTGCGGCAGTCGTTGGAGGGAGTTTTCTTCACACCCCAAGGGGCAGACACCTTTTCCCCGAAATGGCGCAACACGCAAGTCTTTCGGGAACAGAGCGTGACGGATAAATCCTTCAACATCGGCATGACCATCAATTTTGACATTTATGAGTTTCCTCTGCTGGAAACCAGCGACCCAGACCCGATAGCGGCCATCAATCGCTACGCAGAGGAATGGGACAAAGAACTATCGGTTCTTGGCAAGGCGGAACTGCCGGAGATATTCGAGCCTTTGAGGCATCGCCCGGTTGCATATTTCCGCCGCCTCAACACGAACATCGAAAAGCAGACCAACACAGTCGTTTGGCTTATCGGCGACTTGGCATTGCACTTGTTCGCCCCGACGCTGCGCGACCGTGTGGAATGGCTGGAACAGTTTGCCCAGAGCCTTGGGCTTGACGGGGAAGTGACCATGCTGGACGGTTCGCTGATGTTCGTGCGGTACATCAAGGGCGATGCCAAAGCCGACGAGGTAACAGGCCAGCTCACCATCGGCGTGAGATATGGCTTGCTTCGCAAACCGAAATACGCTCACACGATGGTGCGGGCAAGATGGGGAGGTTGAATTCAATGGCAACGAAAAAGGATAACGCCGTAGCCGCAGAGCCGATGCAGTCCGGGTCTGACACCTATTCGGCTGAGGATTTTATTGCAGCGGCTGACAAGCTGTGGCCGGACAAGAAGACACGGCCCAGCCGGTTTCTCATAGCGGCGGCGTTCAAGACGAGCGGCAAAACTGCCGCGACCAAGGACGAGGGCATTGACTTGGTTAATAAATTTGCGCACAAGAAGGTGAATTAAGATGGCCGGAACTTTTCTCATAGGCGAAAAGAAAGACCGTCCGGGAGTGTATTTCCGGCGGGAGAATTACGGCGGCCCGGATGTGGCTGGTGCAATAAACGGCATCGGCGCTGCCATTTTTCAGGCAGACTGGGGGCCGCTGAACAAGGTCTATGACATGGACTTGACCATGAAGAATGACATCGCCGATTACTTCGGCACCGACCCGCATACCAAAATTCTGCGGGAGATGTTTGATGGCGGCGCAATTACCATTCGCGCCATTCGCTGCGGCGATGATGACGGCGAGGCTTCTAGCGTAACGCTGAAAGTTGATACGACTACAACCGCTGTGGATGCTGTGAAAATCACAGCGGCTTACCCAGGTACAAGGGCATTCGCAGTCAGTATTCGCACGAATCTTATCACGGAAATGCGTGAGTGCATCATCTATGACGGCACGGTCATTTTCGAGAAGGTCACGTTCGATGCAGGCAACAACGAGGCAGCAAACCTCATTGCGGCACTCAACAGGGCCAGCAAGAATTTCATTGCTACTGCAATCGGCTCTGAATTGCCGAGCGGCTCCTTGACCACAGTAACACAGGTTCCTATGGCGGGCGGCAAGAATCCGACCGTTACGATGGCCTCCTACGACCGTGCTTCCAACCAGTTGGAGCGGGTCAAGTGGAACTGCCTTATTGTCGATACGGACGATGCCGGTGTTCACGCCCTCGTCCAGAGCTTCGTGGATATGAGCTATGAGATGGGGCATTTTGGCTTCGGTTGCATAGCGGGCAAGTCCACCCAAGACCTTGACGAGCGCATGAGCCTCGCCGCCAGCTACAACGACGAGAAGATGGCCTATGTGCTGAACGGCTGGACTTCCAACAGCGGCGTGGTCTATGACGGCTACTTGGCGGCGGCTCGTATCGGCGGCATGATTGCCTCTTTCGAGACGAACAGCTCCATAACCCACGAGGTTATCAAGAGCGCCCTGAGCCTCATTGAGCCGCTTACCAACGGCGAGATTATCAAGGCGCTTCGGAAGGGCTGTCTGGTGATGTCGCTCAACGATAGCGACCAGATTTGGCTTGAGGCCGCTATCAACACGCTCGTCACACCGGATGCGGATATGGACGAGGGCTGGAAGAAGCTCCGCCGTACCAAGTGCCGCTTCGAGCTGATGGACAGGGTGAACACCACCTGCGACAAACTGGTGGGCAAAATCAACAACGACACCGATGGGCGGCAGACCGTCATGGCGGCAGCGCAGAAAGTCCTCAACACAATGGCCGGAGAGAAGAAAATTCTTGCCACAAGCTATGTGTACGAAGACCCTGCCAACCCTGCCGAAGGAGACAGCGCATGGTTCAAGCTGGCAATCGACGACATCGACAGCTTGGAGCATATCTATCTCACCTACCAGTTCCGCTTCTCCGCCAACACGGACGAGTAAGAGAGGAGTGACGAGATATGTATAACAACCGTGGCGCAGATGATGTGCGTCGCGTGTTCACGGGCAAGGATGGGCTGCTCTACAGTGAGAGCGGCATCCTGCTTGCCACCGTGGACACCTATCAGGTGCAAATCAACGTGACGAACGCCACCTATCAGCCACTTGGCGACCCCCAGAGCCATGAGCATCTGGCAAGCTACAGCGTGACCCTGAACATTACGGAGTGCATCATCGAGGACACGCTGTTCATTCAGGATTTGTTCAGGATGATGAAATCCGGCCAGCCCAGCGATGCCGAGTGGACATTCCAAGGTGTCATCAAGGGCAGAAATGGCTCCGAAAACCGCATGGTTTACCGGGATTGCGTACCGTCCGGCAACATCGACTTGCAGAACATCTCCCCCGGAGACATCATCAAGCGGCAGTGGAGCTTATTTGTGAACAGGCCGCCTGAGCTTCAGAACCTGCTTGGTTACGCAGGAAGTCCGGGGCCGCAGGTACACTGATAGGAGGTATAGGAAATGGCTGAAACCAATAAGCCGAACATGGACGAGATGACCCCGAAGGAACTCACGGAGTATGAAGGCGACTTGACAAGCGCCATTCTTCGGGCGGCAGAATTCAAGACGGATGAGAAAGAGTATCGGCGCATCCAAATCAAGCGTGGCGATGTGGTTGTGCTGAAATTCCTCATCCGCCCTCTCACCGAGGAAGACCTTGCCAGGAGCCGCAAGAAAAACACCCGTGTCAAGTCCGGACGCTATGGCGTTGACCGGGAAAAGCTGGACAGCGCCCGTTACCGCAGCCAGCTTATCTACGAAGCGACTGTGCCGGAGGATGCAACGGGCGGCGTGAAAATCTGGGACTACAAGCGTGAGGTCATCTGGCCGAAGCTCAATGTCGCCAGCGGCATCGACGCCATCGACGTGATTTTGAAAGCCGGGGAGAAGGATATGGTGGTGGAAGCCATCGAGAATATCTCCGGCTACCAGAATGACGACAACAGCGTCATCGAAGACATAAAAAACTAATCATGCACGGTGATGGTAGGCTTTGGCAGCTTCACGCCACGTTGCAGCTACTGCATATCACGCCGAGTGAATTGATGAAAATGACGAGAATGGAACGGTTATTTGTCTTTGCTTCGGTTCAGGCAGAGATGACCAACCGTTCCAGAAAATAGGGAGAGGAGGTGAGTCCGAATGGCGGCAGGAGGAAGCGGCGACCACATAATCGACATTATCATCCAGACTTCTGACCAAACGGATGGCGGGCTTAACCGTGTTCGTGACCGGCTCTTGAGTTTCGACCGCAGCGTACAGCGCATGAACGAGCGTTTGCAGCGGATGACAAACCGAGCGCACCAAATCACGTTGAGCCTCATCGACCACGTTACCCCAGCCGGGAGCGCTATTCAGAACTGGCTGCGGCAAATGGCCAATCGGACTCACCAAGTCACCCTGAACTTAACAGACCGTATCACAAACCGCATAAGAGAAACAGAGGCACGTCTGTTTCAGCTTACGGCGAGGGCTTATACGGTCACGGTGAACCTCAAAGACAGGGCGACCCAAGGCATAAAGAGCATAGGCAACAATGTTCTGCAATCTGCAACGGGATTCAGCGGTGACATGATTGCCGGAGCAGGAATCGGCTACGGTATTTATGACACGGTGAAAACCTACAAGAATTTCGAGCAGCAGATGAGTACCGTGGGGGCAATCTCTGGGGCAGACCCGGCACAGATGGAGGCACTGACTGCCAAGGCGATGGAAATGGGGTCGAAAACCTCGTTCTCTGCCACCGAAGCAGGAAAAGCCTTCGAGTACATGGCAACAGCGGGCTGGAAGACCGACCAAATGATGAGCGGCATTTCCGGCATTATGAACCTTGCAGCGGCATCCGGCGAAGACTTAGGGCGAGTATCAGATATTGTGACTGACTCTTTGACAGCGTTCAATCTAACCGCCGAGGATTCTGCCCACTTCGCAGACGTGCTTGCAGCAACAGCCTCCAGCTCCAATACCAATATCGGCCAAATGGGCTACACATTCCAGTATGTTGCGCCTATTGCCGGAGCAATGGGGCAAAGCATTGAAGACGTGGCAATGGCAACTGGCCTCATGGCAAATGCAGGTATCAAAGGCGAGCAATCTGGTACGTCCCTTCGGTATATTATGACCGCCCTCGCAAGTGAAGGGGGACAAGCTGCTGAAGCCTTAGCAGAGCTGGGCGTAAGAACCACCGATGACACGGGAAAGATGCGTCCCTTCATGGACATCATCAAGGAAGCCCGCACAGCCTTCCAAGGCTTGAGCGATGCGGAAAAGGCCAACAAAGGTTATTCCATCGCGGGTATGAATGCTCTATCCGGCTGGCTTGCCATGATGAATGCCAGCGATGCGGATTTGCAAAAACTGGAAGCGTCTATCCGAGGAGCTGATGGAGCTGCTGAGAAAATGGCAGAACGCCGTTTGGACAATCTCGCTGGCGACCTCACTCTCCTCTCAAGTGCATGGGAATCTTTGCAGCTCAAAATGATGCAAGGCAGCAATGGCGGTTTCCTCCGTGACCTTGTGCAAGGCGTGAAATCCGATGTAGAGAAGTTCACTAAGTACATCGAGGATGGTTTCGATGGATGTAATCACCCAGCTCAAAAACAAATTCCTTGAGTTCGACGGCATGGGTTCTGTGCTTGCTGGAGGTGTTCTTGCCGGAGCACTTGTGACACTCACCAGCAAGGCCATGAAGCTGGTCGATGTCCTGAAAGATGCCGCTCAACTGGGCAGCGGTTCAGGAGGCGGCAACGGTGGCGGGGGATTGGGCAGCGGTCACGGGCAGCAAAGCGTTGGCGTGATGAACGTCAAGGCCAATGTCGTGAACCTGCACAGCGGGTCGACGCCCGGCGGTGGTGGGGGAAATGGCGGGGGTGGCCCCGGCCCGATACCGCCCGGCGGTGGCGGAGGAAATGGTGGGAGCGGCCCCAACCCTCCTCGGGGTGGAGGTGGCAGGGGTGGAAGCCGTCTCGCTCGCGGATTGAAATGGGCGGGCGGCATAGGAACTGCCCTCTCCATAGCATCCAGTGCCTATGATGTGTATGCCACAGGGGAATACAGCAAGCAGATGACCGAGGAAGCCGACTGGCGTATTCAGGAAGCTGACCGCAAAGCTACGGAGCAGGAAGCTGTTTACCAAGGCGCAAAATCGGCATTTGAGCGCGGCGACATAAGCGAAGCGGAATACCAAAAAGCCTTCGACGCAAGAGTAGCCGCCTCCAAAGAACAGCATGACGCCATCGACTACAAAGACCGTGTGGAACAGCAGAATTCCGACCGGGAAAACGCGTCCATCGGCAGCGCAGTCGGCGGTATCGTCGGCGGTGTGCTTGGCGGTCTGGCTGGCTCGGCGATTGCTCCCGGTGCGGGGACAGCAGTTGGCGCAATGGCCGGTTCTGCCGCGGGTGCCGAAGTTGGCGAAATGATTGGCGCAAATTGGGATGGCATCACCGCCGGAGCTGGCGAGATGTGGGAATCCCTCAAAGCCGAAGCCAGCAATACTGCTGAATGGATGGGCAATAAGTTCAGCGAGTTCGGCACTTCTGTTGGCGAGAAGCTGTCGCCTATCAGGGATGCCGCTCAAAATGAGTGGGATTACCTGAAAAACACAGCAGGTGAAGCCGTCCAAGGCATGAGCGAGAAATGGGACAAACTTTCCTCCTTCGTGAGTGACAACGTATGGACGCCGATAAAGGACACCGCCATCACAGAACTTAATTTCGTGGTGGGCCTCTTCGCTACCATCGGCGACCTGATTGGCGAAGCCCTTGCCCCACTTGTGGATTGGATAAGTGAGAATGTCTGGGAGCCTATCAAGGCGTATGCCATCGAGAAATTTGACGGCATATCCACGGCCATCGATGAAAAAGTGGAACTCATATCCACAGCTTTCAATGAGTTACCCACATGGATGGACGAGAATGTATGGACACCTATCTCGGAAAGAGCTTCCGAAGTCTGGACAACCATCTCGGAATCCCCCGGCGAGGCTGTCGCCTATATCAGCGAACTGTGGGGCGGCGTCACAACTTGGTTCTCCGAAACGGTTTGGACGCCCATCAGTGAGACAGCAAGTGCCGCATGGGAAGTGGTTTCTTCGGTCATCGGCTCTGCATGGGACAGCATCGTGTCTTATTTCGAGCCAGCGGCCTCGTGGTTTGATTCGACCGTCTGGCAACCCATATCCTCTGCTGTGGATGGCGTAAAGAGCGCTATCACAGGAGCATTTGAAGCCGCGTGGTCTACGGTGACTGGTTTGTGGGGTTCCGCAGCTTCATGGTTCGAGAGCAATGTTATCGCGCCCGTAAGGGAAAAATTTAACGCCATTGTCGCCAAAGGCGCAAGCATCACGGGCTTGGGCGGCGGTGGCGCACAAGCCGAGGCGTTCGGCGGCTTCATCACGTCTCCGCGCCGGATTCTGGCTGGCGAGGACGGCGGCGAGGTTATCATACCTCTCAGCCCGAACAAACGAGGCCGCGCAATGGGGCTGTTTGAGCGGACGAAGGAAATCCTGATGGGCGGTGTTGCCGGAGGATTCGGAGGCGATGAACTATTCAATGAGCCATCAGAATCTACGAGCAACAATCCTCTCGATGGTCTGCTGTCACAGGTTTCTGAGCTTGAAAAGGTGATTGGTGAAACTGCCATACCACAAGATTCTCCCCTAAAAGGCATAGCTGAACAAGCATCAGGTTTATTGTCATCTCTATTTGGTGACAACACGTTCAGTCCCATCCCTGTTCCCGTCATGGATGGAGAGGACATTACCCCACCGA